CCTCCTGCCCCCCTCGCCCCACGACTACCAGCCCATATCTCTCTCAACCAACACCTCGAACACTGGGGAGTTGATCATGAAAGGAATGGACGTGGCAGCCGACAGGGCTACTGAAAACGATAGCTCGTCCGTCTGGTCGAGCCCGTACCTTGCTGCAAAGAATGCCCACGTGTCATCGTCCGGTTCCGCGGGAACGAACGCCTTGTGGGCAGTGACGGTTTGAACCTTCGGGGGCGCACACCGGTATTGCTCCGGTATGAGCCTCATCACTGCCTCCAAGTAGACACGAACAAATGGAACATACATGTACGCCATGAATGAGTTGAGAGTCCCAGCGAGATCGACCAATCGTGCCTTGTGACCACGATCCTTAAGCGTCCAACCGAGCTTGGCGAGTAAACGGCCAGGCAGGGGGCACCAAAAGGTCTGTCCAGACACGGGTAGGAAAATCCCACTGAGAAACGTGACGTTGGACACGTCACAAGTCAACACCAAGTCAAGTGAATACCCCAATTTGTCCCGGCACAGCACCTCAATCTCATTCTTGCACTCAATGAGCGTCAACCCGGCCTTCCGAAGACGGACGAATGCGCTATGACAAAAGAATGCAATGAAATCGGTGCAAATCGTGTTGCCGATCGATGTGTCACAATCACCGGAACGAACACGAAAGGGGTGCCAGTACTCGATGGCCAGCCTGGTCGTTGCACGAGTGAACTTCATTCCCTCCTTAACGACTGTCATGACTGACCTGGGTATATTCAGAGAACCACCGCAGAGCCACTCGTAGATCAACCATTTCAGCCACCAGAAACCTTGATGCATGTGCGAGTCGTGGCGGGAGCCATCGCCCTCCGCGTACACGACCCCATACTCCTCATCGGTCCAGATGCTAATTTGATCGTCCCCGCACATGGCTCGCCCCCCACTCTCGTGGCAGGAATCGAACCAGGAGCCGAGCTCTTTTGGCGTTGTTGACGTTGCGTAGAACACTGGGCAGTTGAAACGAAACATGGCCTTGACAATGTTTGCTACTGAAAGCATCCATGGGCCAAAAATTACGTTCCACCAGTCGGTCGCACCAGTGACGCACCGCGGATCGAAATCCTTGCGCTTTAGGTCCTTCTCAACCTTGCTGAAAGACTTCCGTTCGAGGATTTGTTCCAAAGAGATGCGACCAGCTTTCACTTGCGCAGCTGCGAGGGTTTGGGCCTCAGCGCGCGCAGTCGGAAAACGGGCATTCC